TCTGGGTAATATGGTTCAGGATTAACACTAAAAGACATACCGCTAGGGCTTTTACCTGACCAGATTATACACGCCTCCTCTCTAACTTTATTTTTTTTAGTTATTACTAGAGTAGATTGTGTTCTGTCTTTGTTAACAAAGTATACCAATGTGTTAGGGTCATCTCCTTCTTTAAGATATCCCATCATTATAGGAGCCTCTTGGAAATCTATTGCTAACACATTCATTAAGAAATCAAATGAATCAGCACAGAACAGCTGCATCTTTACCATGACAGGTCTGATACCTTCTGGCGGGCTTTGTGCCATAGCAGGAGATATAACGAAAGCTAATGCTAACAATATTTTTTTCATAATTCGTTCTCGCAATATCCTGCAGTCCAGTATCCTGGTTGTACATAAGGAAGAATTCCGTAAGGAAAATCTCTTGGCTGTTTCTCATAGAACTTTCTAGAGTTCGTCATTTGATAGGCTACGCGCCTAGGCTTGTATGTTTTCCTGCCTATCCTTCTAGTTCTTGCCATTAGTATGCTGCCTCAGCTTCAGGCTCCAGTTTTCTATATGATCTAGAAATTGGAGGTGTAGCATCCATATCGTAAATTCTAGATAAAGCATCTAAGAAATCTGGATGTATAGTTGGAAAAAGATTATACTCATTATCTCTTACCCACTTAGTAAGATCATACAAGCTTCCATTTTCATCTTTGCACATAATTTTTTTAGAAAGAAGAAAGTCTTGCTTTCTATCAATTATGTCCATCTGCAAAGATGTAAGCATTTTTTTATCTGTTGGATAAGGCCAGTAAAACGATCCGTCTTTAAGGTCTGGCTCTAATCTTTGTATTCTATCTTTTTTAGATTGTGATCCGCCGCCGCCAACCCAGTTTAATTCGTATACAGGAAAGTTGCTTCCCTCTATTCTCATCATTTCGTTAAAGTGTTCTATGTCACTTTGTGCGCCGTATCTTTCATACCCAACTTTTACTTCTCTAACCCCGGGCGCTCTTTTCCATTTAGCTCTTAGCTTCTTTAAAAAGTCCCACCTTTCGGAGAGGGTCATTCTATGACAAACTCCATCCAAAAGAAACTTATTATAGTTGGCATCTACACCAACTACACACATAGCAGTTCTGTTTGACTCTTTCTTTTTTGAGCTAGCAGGGTCAACCATAATATACACGTTCATTGTGTAAGGCCTAACTTCCCACTCTCTCCACCATTCGGACTTAAACGATACGTCACTTCCGGCAATGGGGTTAAGTAGTTGTTGACAAGCTACAGTATAAGTAGATGTGGTCTTTTTTATTTCTTCCCATCTCTCCTCTGTGAGGAAGATTGGTATTCCATCCATTTGACCATTGTGAGTAGCTGTATGTATTCTTGGTTTTACCGCTGCTCTTTGAAGGATGGTTCCGTATGTGTCCCCGTAAGAGTATCTTGTCCCAGCATACTGATACCTTGGATCGTGTGTAGAGCCAAGGTTTAATGACAGCTCCCACTGAGTAGTTGTCTTTGCTATCTGTTCTGGAGTTGATACACTCTCTTGCACAACAACATCATCATAGATAATCAAACCAAAGTGTCTACCTGTTGGCTGTCCATCTACAAGGCCGTGCGCCTCTACTGTTTGTTCTTTAGGGTTTGATTTTCTTTTAACACAAAGCCCCTCGTTCTCTGCCCATTTAGGAGCGTACTGTTTTGGCTTTTCGTAAAGTATATCAGGATACAAACCTTTAAGCTTTTCGTTAGACTCAAGCTCTTGCATTATCTGTCTAAGGAATGGCTTAGCCTGTTTTGCAGAATAAGATAATATTCCTATTGTTATATCTGGATTACATAGTATTTCCTGAATACAACCAAGATAAGTTATTATAGAACTTTTATAGTGAAAACGTGCCCAAAGATCGAGTCTTCTATCTTTGTCACTTTCGACTTCACGGCATCTTTCATATATCCATGGATGCAACATGTCATGGCGATTGCATAGAAAAACGCCAAGATAATACCTGTCAAGCTGCCCAAGAGTGCGAATAAAGGAATCATCAATATTAGGATCATTGTGACAGTTAGCGTATGCAGAGACAACTTGATCGTAATCAGCAGACCTCGCCCAATGAGCGAAAGCATATGCAGCTTCTGAATTTTTGGAATCAATGTACGCATCCTTAACTATCTCTGGTAAACTCACTTTCTTAGCGAGTCATCATACTGTCAGGATTCATTTGATTATAAAGATTCCTAACCCATTCTAATTCTGATGGTCTATCAAGATAGTATTTAATTTGTCTTTCGTTAAGGCCTTTCATCCAAGGCTCATCATATGCAGAAGCTGGCAGATTATTAAGAAACTCTTCAATAAAAGAATCATTCCTTGCTCCTATTGAAGTTCCGCCAGCACCTAAAGGTCCTTGCGTAGAAACCTCAAACGCATGTCTAGCAGCTTGCTCAACTTCATTTGGATTAACGTTAAATCCTAAGTGATCTAGCGCAGCCTTCACTGCTTTTCCAATATTATTTAAAGTGCTAAAACCAAGAGCCGTTGAAAATGCTGCATGCACAGCTTTTCCAAAAGGAGTTTGCCTTTCTCTTGTTGCCTGCCTTATTTGATTTAATTTTCCATAAAAGTTTCTTCTTTCTTCCTGATCCATTTGGCTATATGGTAGAGCTGTTTTCTCTGTTTCTGTTACAACTTCAAAACCCCTAGCTCCTTTAGGAACATTATGGACAACATCCGTTTCTCCATAAACTTGTTTGTTTACTTCTCTCTCATTATAGGAAGGATTAAAATTGGCAGTGTTAGCTGCTATCGCGGCGTTAAGGCCTTCTTGGGTTCCTTGAGGATCATCTAGAGCTTGTGGCGCTCCATAAACTTGCCTGTTTACAGCATCTGGATCGTAGGCTGGAGAGTCGTCAGAATAATCAGTGTTAGATGGATCATCAAACATTCCTGCTGCTTCTAATGCATTTCTTACAGCATCTGTATCCATATCATGCGCTTCAAGAGCTGGTGATCCAGGCTGAGCTTGTGGGCCACCAATAGTACCTACACCACCGCTTAAGTCCTGAACGCCTAAAGCTCTAGCAATAGCAGACCTAAAACCGGCTATTGACATGTCTGAACTAGATGCTCCTGGACTTGCTCCTATCATTCCCCCGCTTGCGCTTTCGGTTCCTTGTTGATCAGGTCCTTGCGCTAAACCGCTAGCGTCACCCTGTCCTGGGCCAGCTCCAACTTCCATATCAGTACCCCTTAGAGGGTTTTTTCTTTACTTTTTTTCCGGTTGATTTAGCGTAGACTTTAGCTTTTTTCATACCAGATTTAGTGTAGGGAAATTTTTTAGTTCCGACTTTAGGCATATTAATTTAGAAGCTCTGGCTTCTCCTCCATACTTTCGTTTAGTTTATCAATAATAGATTCAACATCTACAGCCTTCTTAACTTCTACTGTAGTCTTTTTAGTTTCAGTTTTATCTACTTCCTGTTTGGAATAAGTGGAACGATAGTTAAACTTGTTGACCATCATAAAGGCATACAGAGAGGTATTAAAAGATTTGTTCTCTAGATTGTCTCTGCCTACCTGAATCCAGTGAGCTTCCGAAGCCTGTATACCTAACTCAACAGTACGCTGGAAATCTCCTTTCCTTTCGTCCTTGAGCCACCTGTAGAACGTAGCTTTATGAATGCCAAGGAACCTGCACACCTCAACAACGGTAGCGCCTCCGGCAAACATTTCAATAACCTTTTTCTTGTTGTGGGTGTTCCATACACTGTTGTGTACGACAGAGCCGCCCCTACGCTTTACAGGATTTACTGCCATATTATTATTACCTGCTTCGCTGAGAACTGGCTGAAGCTGCGTTAGCCCTCACTTTTGCTTTACCAGCTTTGTATTTTGCGTAAGATGTAGTTCCATGCTCTTTCATTCTTTGACCTTTGGGCATGCTATTCCAGGCAGCCTCACGCATTACAGAAGAGTTCTTCTTTTTGGGACCGCCTGAGCCACCTGTAATATTCTTTGCATCTACAGCTCCGCCTTTGCCTCTTGCGCCCTTAGACCTTTGCCCTAAAGACGCAGATCTCTGACCTTTACTTCTGTTGCCTTTAGCTGCACTTCGGTTTCCCGATCTCATTCCTGCCATTTTATATTCTCCATAGTTTAAAGGTGGGGCCGTGTCAGCAGAAGGGAGAAGAACCCTCTATCGAGGGGAGAGATGTGCCGACACGTGCCCCGAATTCATACTACCATTATACCATATTAAGGGGTTTTCGTGTCTCACTTTTTAAAGATATCAATTATTTAGCAAATATTTAAGCATTTCTACACAACATTCTGCTAAACGCAACTAGATATAGACATAGATAAAGAGACAGATAAAGATATATTAATATTATATATATATTATATATATTATATAGAAGTATTAATATATATATTATAATAAGGGAACCCCTTACCTGTGGATAACTTTCCAATTCTCCTATATAATCATAGATTTAACCTAATATTTACCTGTGGATAAGTCTGTGGATAACTTCTGTATAAAAAATATACCCCCAAAAAAATTTTGGAACCCTATATTTGGCCGCTAAGCCAACGGTTATTCCATTACCTATATACCAAAACACCCTATATAGAGATACACCAGACATATTCTTAGTAAAACGCTAATGTGTTGTTAGTGTTCTTTTTTTATTTATATGTATGGGGGTGCGGATCAGGATTCCCAGGCCTGGATCGCCCTCGGACGCCCGCCGGAGTACCTTTCAAAACATAACCTTTTAATTTTTAAGGTTACTTTCTGGGCCGTAGGACTATATTAGTCGTTTCTTATTGAGCAGAAAAGTTGGGCGGACTTGCATTTTCTGGTGGTTGTGCTAAAGTGTAGTCACTGGCTGAGGCGACGGGCTGAAGCCACAATAAGGAGTCGCGCTTATGTTTATTACCATGAGCGACGGGACTCGCTACGAAGTACCGGCAGAGTGTACGGTTGTTCGGAGTGCTGACGGCGGTAAGATCGGCACCCAAGCGATTGGACGGATTGCAGGTACGAAGGCAGAACGACAGGTATGCAAGGCGAAACGCGACACGCGCAAGCCTAGCCACAGACTGCCTCGCCTTCAGGACAGCGAGATGAACCGTCGGATACGCATCTGGATGCGTGAAGCCAGAAAGACTGGTTGACATTGTGCCCCTTCGGGGGCATAATCTCAAAGAGTCTACTGCGAGCGGGTTGAACGCTCAGGTCGGGTTGGGACGACTATAAGACTGTGCCCTTCCAAGTTGTACTAAACTCATGCGCCTTGTGTTACTTGTGCTCAGGGTCTTAGCGGGAGTAGGTTTCGGGAGTTATCGCCCGATACGGTCAGGGGTTCGCCCCGTAAGTACGCGCCTACGCGATCACTAGGGAGTGATTAAACGTCTAGACTGGTTCTGCTGAGCGAATGGTAGCGCACCGGGGAACCGGGGTTGGACTGGGGCGACTTGTGGCTGGTCAGAAAAACTAGTATTGCCGGTGGTTAACGCTAGGGACGGGGTCAGCAATGCAGGCACTTCAGGTGTAGGGGCGTGGGAGTTAAGGATAGTTGGGCACCAGACCCTCCAAGCCTGATAGGGAGACTGTTTGAGGGATTACATCCGTAGTCCGTAACTTAAACAGAGGAACTGTAACGATGGAAATCATCAAAGATGGCAAGACTCTCGCTACGGCGATCAAACGTGCTGTAAAAGCGATCATGACTATGCAGGATCGTGTGCATGAGTTGGCAGTCAGTTCGATGTATCACTACTGGCTTCACGGCGATAGCACGTATCTGACCAATCTTGGGTCTGGTATCACCAAATGTAACGGTGTAAACAAGCAGAAGTTTATCGGGTATGTTTCCGAGACTTGTGGCCTTAACTGGGACGTTAAGAATAATCGCTTCAAGAAGGCGAAGAATTCTACGTTCACTAAGGACAGCGGTCAGGAGGAATTCCCGATTGACCAACTTGAGGCTCAGCGTTGGTATGAGTTTGAGTTAGACTCAGAGATGCCTTCGTGGATGCTCAAGAAGGCGCTCCGTCAGTTGAACACTCAGATAGCCAGTCATAGCGATGAGGCTAAGAGTCAGATTGAGGATGCCTATGACGAGTTTGTAGCGCTCGAATCCACCATGAAGGATGTGGGTCTTGGTGCAAGTCAGGAATCTTTCTCTGACGATACTCCAGATTGGTTGCATAAAGCAGCCTGAGTTGCGGGTTACCCTAGCGATAGGGTAATCCCTCAAGCAGTCAGCCAATGCAGGAGAGATCATGTACGATAATCGGAACTGGAAAGAATATCCTTTTGATTCTAGAGATGTAAGCAGTATTGTGTCGATGCTGATTCGTATTTGCCCTGATCTTGACGCCTTGAGAAAGGTCAAGAGAGGGTTGGATAGTTACTTGTCTGTCTACGAGAAAGATGAGTCGTCCTGAGTATGACTAGAGTTAAACTACTCCGCCTAGGTACGGCGATAAACTGCCAACTACCCAGATGCTTGTGGAACCGTGGGTGAAGGGTCGATTTACCCGTCAGATGTGCAACGGTTCACCGAATTCCGGTAAGGGGATGATGTTGGCCCCAGTGAATCCACCCTGAGTCATGGTGGTAAAATGAACTGACTTCGGGGTATTTGATGGCCGTATAGGGATACCCTGCACTTATCGGCTAATTTAGGGGTGGCATGAGTCTGGTAGTGTAAGTTCTGTAGGTTATCGAATAGTATCGTAGCCGATAATGGCGAACTACATCGTCATACAAAATATTCGATTGAATCTACAGCGTCTCGTCATGTCATAGGGTGTCAGCGTCCATATGTGGCGACCATTGTTTACCCTTGTGCGACGGCACTGCTCCTACAGTCCTGAGTATGACTGTCAATAACTGCTCACCGATTTCTTCAGTGCGTACCAGTAAACAGTATGCCAAGAGTATTGGGTAGTCGATTCCCCCACTTCTGGTGACCGTCGAGCCTGTAATCGTCGGGGTTCTGTGATCCGAGGGATAAAAACTGAGGTATGGCCGAATGGATACGCACTATACCGTCCTGAGTATGACGGACATTTAGGTCAGGGTTGCAGGTGGCAAGGACGCACACCAAGTTGACGGCTCACGATGAATGTAAAACTGCTCACCTGGGGTATTGCGGGGATGGCTGGGTGAGTGAACAACATAGCCTACCCACTAGGGTGGTATAGGGTCATGTCTTAACGGCTCGTGACGGTGCTTACAGAGCGTCTCATGGGCATAAACTTAGGAGGTGTACAATGTTTGTAGATATTGTGTTGTTCTTGGCCTACTTTGTGGGCTTTGGTGCATTGGTATTTGGTCAGTATAAACTTATGAAACTGTGGAGATAATGATGACTGATGAGCGTAAAATTGGCTCTTATGTTGTGCCGGAGGGGTGGCGTGTATCACGTAAACCAGTAAATAAAACATGGAGAATTGTAAGGTACTTTCCATCACCCCCAAAGAAAGAGGAAAAATAATTTATGAAATGGACTGATAAAGAACGCGCCCTCAATACACAAGTCGAGATCAGGGATGGAGAGGGTTGGTACAAGGGTAGGTACATGATAGTTCGTATCAATCCTGATGGTTCGGAGGTTGAGATGGTGCATTGCGCTGACAAGAAGAATGCATTGTGCTATAAGAATCATCTTCTCTCTAAGATGCAGTCTGATTTGTATGGATATCTTGCTCGCAATATGGGCAAAGGAGTTAGACCAGTTAGATGAATATCTTTTTCTTACATACTGACCCTGCTGTATCTGCTGTGTGTCAGGTCAACAAGCACGTAGTTAAGATGCCGTTGGAGACTGCACAGATATTGTGCACAGCGCATAGGCACTTGGATGGTGACGGCTACGCAGATCAGCACGATTTGTACAAGGTTGCACACCTTAATCACCCCTCTACAGTGTGGGCACGGTCCTCAAAATCACACTATGAGTGGTTAATTTCCCACTTTGAGGCGCTACTTGCTGAGAAATTGCGCCGATATCCGCACAGACCACCGCATAAATCAGGTGAATTGCTTGACGCACTGCGTAAAGTACCAGATAATATGCCTGATGACGGCTTTATCCCGCCCCCTCAGTGTATGCCTGACGAGTACAAGCACAGTGATACGGTCAAAGCGTACAGAAATTACTACTGTGGTGGCAAAGCACACATTGCATCTTGGAAGTGGCCTTCGATCAGGCCTGACTGGTTCAAGGTGCAGATATAGAATGATGTAACCTAGGTGTTGTGGTACTACCCTACATGGTATTGGGGGTTACTGTTCAAAAACCCCTGTATTTATAGGCTCATTTTATTGGTAAACAGGTGGTTTGTCCGTATAAAATTCCGTGATTCCCACGGATAGGTAACGCACCAACCTTATGGTGCAGATGGAGGGCTGTAATGGTATTCCATTTTAATGGTAAGTTGTATGATGGTGAAGAAGAAGGTGAACTTAGAGAAGCCTTTGAGCATATGAGGCGTGGTAGAGAGGGTAGAAGTATCTCTAAACCTAAGCCATCCGTAACTCATCCACGTTGTCGCTTTAAGGATGGGTGTGTTGAGATTCTTATGAGCGATGAGGAGATGGAGCAGGCTTATAATGATATAGGTAAAACCTGGGAGGACATCAAGAATGAATGCGTATGATGATGAAGATATTGTCATCTCATTTGATGACCTTATAGGTAGTGCTATGCCAGTAAAAGAGATGCATGATGGGAAAGAGGTTACTGTCTATCGACTAGGCCCCGATGACGCTAGCCCCCACATATCATGCAACGTAGCGAAGGATAAGTGTGCTTCATTGCTTGTCATCGCATCCTATGGGCCTTCACTTTCAATACACTGAGGATAATATTATGTCTGAAGTTACTATCACACCTAGTCAGATACCAGAAATTCTAAGGGTTGCGACTAGCCTTGGTATATCAACCCTGTTTACTAGCGAGCCAGGCATTGGTAAGACTGAGATTGTAACCAAGTACGGCAATGATGAGTACGGAGCAACAAAAGATGTTAGGTCATCTCAACTTGATCCAGTAGACTTGAGCGGTGTGCCTACAGTACGCGATGGGTTTACTTATTTTGCTACGCCTGCTCTGTTACCTAACGTAGAACGTGATGGTGAACAAGGTTTGTTCATTCTTGATGAGTTCGGTGACGGATCACAGGCAACAATCGTAGCAACACAGCAGTTGATTCTTGAGAAAAGGGTGGGAAGTTATGTGTTCCCAGAGGGTTGGCATATTGTAGCCATGATGAACAAGAAGGAGCACGGCGGGGTTAACCGAGGGCTTCCTTACCCACTGCAAAATAGGTTCATGCATTGCATGGTTGTGTTGGATGTTCCTGAGTTGTTGACTCACTTCACTTCTAAGGGGGTTGATTCAATTGTAACCTCCTTCCTTAAACAGCATGGTAATCTTGCACATAAGAGACCTGATAAGGGTGGATCATGGGCTTACCCAACGCCTAGAACATGGGAGAAGTTAGCACAAGTTAGAGGAACTAATCCATCTAGTTCTATCAAGCGCCAGCTTTACTCTGCATTGGTGGGAGAGGGTGCTGCTGCTGAGTTCATGAGTCATGAGGAGGTAGCAGATCAGGTGCCTGATCCAGAACAGGTAATCAAAGACCCTAAGAAAGCAATGCTTCCTGAGAATCCTAGTGCTCAGTATGCTATCGCTTACTCTCTTGCGTACTGGATGAAGCCTGATAACATGAAGAACATCATGGCTTATCTTGATAGGTTACCTGCTGAGTATGCTGTAACAAGTGTGACTGAGGCCAGGAAGATTACTCCTGAGATTGAGGAAGCACCTGAGTTTGTAGAGTGGGCAGTCAAAAACCTTGATGTATTAGGTGTGGCTTAATTAAAAGGAGATCATTATGTCTTTATCTAAGAAGGGTATGTTGTTAAGTGTGTCAATGTCTATACCTTCAGGGCGCAAGGTTGACAGAGGCATATCGGAGAAGGTTGCGAGTGATTACAACGTGAAGGGGGGTAGTCGTGACTCTGGTAACTTTAATAAGATAACAATCTCATCTAAATATCTTCAGCCTTTTAGAAATATTAAATCTAATATGGTTGAGTCACCAAGTTCAACGATTAAAACTATGACGTTGCCTTGGTTGCATGAGAGTGGTGGTGTATTCATACTACCTAACAAGAAACTCCTTGATTTTGCAGGGATTTGGCGTAAGCAGAAATCTTTGTGGGATTCTGAGATACAATCGCTGAAGGATGGCAAGTATCAGGAGGCTCTTGATGAGGCAGAGGTAAGGCTCAACAAGAAAGGTGGTATGTTTAATCGTGCGGACTATCTAACAGTTGATGAGTTCACTGACAGGTTCAAGATGGATCAGTATCTCAGGCCTATACCAGAGGAACAGAACCTGGACTTGCGGGCTTCAGTTGGTGAACTTGAGGCTGAACGTATACGCAAAGAGGTATATGATAGCGTTGCCAAGAGCATGGAAAAGATGAAGGAACTTCTAACATCCAGGATTAGTAGTGAGATGCACAGTCTTAAACATATACTTTCATCTGATAGGGTGACAGTATATGAGAGCAGGATGGAAGGTCTTAGAAATCTAATCGACTCACTAAGCGGGTTGAATTTTACTGATGACTATTTTCTAAGAGAATTAGAGAAGTATATGAAAGAAAATCTGTACCTCTATGCTCATGATCTTAGAGGCAATGAAACAAAACAGAAGGAGGCTTATCGACACATCAATAAAGTGATAGGTTATATTTGTAGCGAAGAAACCTTTGAACAAACGATGTCTAAACTGGACGGAACATATGGATATTGAACGCAAGTTACAGATAGCAAGAGCGCAATGCTTGATGGACTTCCCTTTCTTTGGGCATTTGCTTTTGTCTATGCCAATCAAAGAAGACAATAGTATACCTACGTTTGCTGTCGATGGTAAGTTTATCTATTACAACAGTGAGTTTATTCAGACGTTAGGCATGGATGATCTTAAATTTATTTTGATGCATGAGACCATGCACCCTGCTTTCTTTCATCTAACAAGAAAGGGTGCTCGTGATCACACTATATGGAATATGGCGGGTGATTATGTTATCAATAGGTTGCTTGTTGATAATGATATGAAGCCTCCTGCTGATGTTCTTCTTGATAAGAAGTATGACAAGACCTGGAATACTGACATCGTTTATGATGACCTGATCAAGAACGCAAAGCAGATTACAATCCAATGCCTTGCAGATATGCCTAGCACTGGTCACTTCAAAGATGGTGAGAGTCAGAGTGAGGCAGACAAGTCAGAGACTGAGAACAGGTGGAAGACTAAGATTATTGCAGCAGCCAATGCTTGCAGTAAGAACAGAGGTACTATCCCAGGTCACTTCAAAGAACTGATCAATCAGATACGTAATCCAAAGGTAGACTGGAGAGATAAGTTATATACCCTCGCTACTGAACCTATGAGAGATGAGCACTCTTGGAGACGACCCAATCGTAGGTTTATAGGTAAGGATTTATACCTACCATCCATCACAAAGATTGATGGACTGCGTAAGATTATCTTTGCGGTTGATACGAGTGGATCAATGAACACTGATCTATTGATTGATGCTTGGTCTGAGATAGTATCAGTAGTGGAGGACTGTGATGTCGATGAGCTTATCATTATGGATGTGGATACTGACGTTAATCATATACGAAGGTTCTCAAAGGATGACCTACCTGATGCACTAGAGATAGTAGGTAGAGGTGGCACTGCCTTTGAGCCTGCGTTTGATTGGGTCATTGAGAATGATGAGGACCCAGCCGTGCTTATATATTTTACAGATTTGTACGGTTCGTTTCCTCAGTATGAACCAGACCATCCAGTGATATGGGTGAACTATGGTATGAAGGATACTCTGTGTCCTTTTGGTGAAGTAATAGACATTGAATAGGAGAAACAATATGTCTTTAATGCATGATGATTATACAGGTTCGGACTTTGTTGGAGGATTGGAAGCCGTAAAGAAGCACTATGATTATGAGATTCAGATAGCAAGGCTTGAGCATCAGGCTTTATTTATTGTTAGGGAGCCTGACGGGTTTGCTTTCAAGGCAGACATGAAGAGCAATCATTACAACGAACAATCGCCAGAAGATGATGACCCAATGACTGCCGAAACTAAGATCAAATACTTTGATAACGGTGATGTTGAGGTTGATTTTTCATCTAAGAAAAAGAATAGGTATTGGGTTTATAATCAGGATCGTCAGATTCAAAGCGTCTTACCATCCAATATACACTACTATGATTGCAGAGATAAACGATACTTTATATATGACACGAATGAATCAGATGTAAGGCGTATGCATTACGATGTTACAAGAGTGTTTGAAAAGAAAGATAACATCATTAAGTTCTGTAAAAATGGCGAGGTCAAGGGCGCTAAAGTTATAAATAGAGGTCCTACAAAATTTGCTGAGGATAAGAGATTGGCCGAGCACCTTGATGCAAAGCACCTTAAAGAGTTGACTAAGGCCAGGTTGGATAGTGATTTTATGATTGAGTATAACCAATTGTATGCTACCTTTAGGGGTATAAAGACAGGCCTTTATCATATGGCTTTAGAGATGTATCGACCATCTCAGTTGGAGGCTTATGGCGCTGCTCCAAACTCTGGTATGATTCGTAGGATACATGTTGCTAGGTTTATTAAAAGCCCTCAAGATCTAGTGAAGGCAGAGAAGTTGGCGCTAAGTATTATTGACGACATTCCTGATAGTTGTTTTGGACATAACTTAAAGAGGTTGAAAGAAAGACATGACACAGTCGCAACTGTTTGATAATACAGTAGAACTTACCAACGAGGATCATGATATACTTATGTTCTTACTAGATGAAACATCATGCAGTGTTGATGATGGTAAGGATGATACGATCATGATTGATATGACACGCCTAAGAATGAGAGGGTTCGATGTGATTCAGTGCTATGATATAATGGATAGCACGGATAATAATCCTTTCGGTTATGTAATGTAAGTATGTTATAATATATATAGGAGAAATTAAATGTCTTTAGATTTAGAGTATATTGATAAGCATGATTTGTCTAAAGGTTTATTGTTGAGTGCTGAGCATGATGAAAATTGTTGTGTTCTTTTATCGCAAGATAAGGTTGAAATATATCTTACTTGGGAAAAAGCAAATGCATTGGTCTCTGTTATGATTGCCCATAGAGAAATGATGGATGCTAAAGAAAGGTTAGGAAGAGTTCCTGCGATGACACCACCTGGGGTAGAGCGTCCAGAAGATGTTCATTAAATGGGGAAAGGGATCAGCCTTTATGTTTGGTAGAATAGATGGGGAAACCCATAGGATAGAGAGAAACCGTACCGCTGATGGTAAGAGATGGAAGTTCATGGTATCAGACAGCATCACGTATAGATATGTAGATGATAGAGAATTCCATACCAAAGAAGAACTTGAATCAGCGGTATATGAATGGATAAAGAACAGGAAAATAAATGAAAACATTTAGTGATTTTAATATAACAATACCAGCCCGTGCTAATTCAGGGCAGGTTAACACTCAATGTCCAGAATGTTCTTCTCAACGAAGGAAGAAGAAAGCTCCGTGCTTGTCTGTTAATATAGATGAGGGGATATGGCTTTGCCACCACTGTGGTTGGTCAGGTACACTAAGCAATGGAACTAATGGTAACAGCGTGTCGTTGCACTGGAGGAAGCCTAAGTTTACTAAGCCTGAGCCACTGCCTATTACCGCGCTAAGTCCTGAAGTTGTTAAGTGGTTCTCTGATAGAGGGATAAGCGAGACAACCCTAGAAGAAAACAAGATCAATGAGCGCAAGGTATATATGCCACAGATAGAGGCGCTATCTAACTCTATTGCTTTTCCTTACTATAAGAATGGTGAGTTAATCAATGTAAAGTATAGAGATGCTAAGAAGAACTTTCGTTTAGAGGCTGGTGCACAGCGTGGTTTCTATGGCGTTGATGACATTGAAGGTAGCGATGTTCATTGTGTTATAGTTGAAGGAGAAATAGATAAGTTATCTTTATGGGAGGCAGGGATTAGAACTTGTGTAAGTGTGCCTGATGGTGCCCCGCCTGTTAACAGTTCTGATTACTCTTCCAAGTTTGATTACTTAAATGATCCTTGGCTACACGCAGAGAAGTTTAATAATGTTTCAAGGTTTGTCATCGCTGTTGATAACGATGAGCCAGGTGCTAAGTTAGAGAATGAATTATCCCGCAGACTAGGCAAGGATAAATGTTACAGAGTTGTGTGGCCAGAAGGATGCAAGGATGCAAACGATGTGTTGGTTAAGTATGGCAAGACAGTTTTGTCTGAGTGTATTGAACACGCTAAACCATACCCAATCATGGGTACATATGACGCTTCTAATATGTCAGACTCTATTGATAGGCTATATGAAGGAGACATTGAGAAGGGTGTAAGCACTGGTTGGGACACTGTTGACCCGTACTATTTAGTAAGACCAGGGGCATTCACAGTAGTAACAGGTATACCCAGCAGTGGTAAATCTAACTGGTTGGATGCGATGATGGTGAACGTAGCAAAGAATCATGGTTGGAACTTCGGTATATTTTCCCCAGAAAATCAACCACTTGAGGATCATATGGCTAGGGTGCTAGAGAAATATGTTGGTCATCCTTTCTTCGATGGGCCTACTCCTTGTATGTCGAGGGAGGAATTGGAAGACGGAAAGCGTTGGCTTACTAAGCACTTCACATGGATTCTTCCTGACGATGATAGAGAGTGGTCAGTCGATGTAATCTTAGAGGCTGCTAAAAGATTGGTACTTACCAAGGGTATCCGTGGGTTAGTTATTGACCCATGGAATGAACTTGAACACTTGCGTAGGGATGGGCAGTCAGAGACAGAATATATTTCTGTAGCACTCAAAAGGATACGACAGTTCGCAAGGAAATATGGTATACATCTATGGATTGTTGCTCATCCCGCTAAGTTATACAGAGATAAGAACGGAAAGATTCCTATCCCAACTCCGTACGATATTAGTGGCTCTGCTAGATGGAGGGACAAGTCTGATAATTGTATTACTGTATGGCGTGACCTCTCTGCCGAGGGAGGTAGCATCATTGAGATTCATGTTCAGAAGGTTAGGTTCAAGCAAGATGGTAAGATTGGGACTGGTGAACTAACTTATAACTGGAGGACTGGAACATACCACCTTCCAAAAAATGCAGCAAGAGAAGTTCCGGCGATAGTATTAAATGGATAAGACATGGAAGAAGTTTGAGCGTTGGGTTGGTGAGTTCCTTACTGAACTAGGAGACACCTCGGCAAGAGTTCCTATAACAGGCAGGACTAGAGGTAGCGCTCCTGATGTGACAAGTGAGTGCCTGTCCATCGAATGCAAGTACCGAAAGTCTATACCTGGATGGATAAAGGAAGCAATGGAACAAGCGGTAGCGTCATCCAGAGATGGTAAAACTCCTGTAGTTTTTATTAAAGAGAATGGCGCATCGTTTGGTGATACACTTATAGTCTTTAGGGCTAAGGATTTCAAGGAGAAATTAAAATAAAACGTGAGTACTTTAATCTAGCAAGGGCAATAGCAAGTGGGCCTACCCCATGTGTTCCTTGTGTCCAATACAAAAGGTGCGCAGAGAGTAAACTTGCATGCGAATCATATGAAAACTATTATGAAACAGGAGAAATAATGGGAACAAGAGAGCCAACTAAAACAATTTATAAAGGTATATTTGATGTCGGGATTAGAAGCACTTAAGTATTTAACAATTAAATCTAGCTCTGTTCTTGAGACTCGTAGTGGCCCAGCTTGGGAAGACATTGCTTCTACACTAGCAAGAGCCAGTGATATAGCCGCATCCTATGGCAGGTATAAGTATTGTCTTGAAAAGAAATGGCGTAAGAAATTATTAAGGCCGTTGTTTGATGAAGCAATGAAACTTAAATGGAATAAAACAATAACGCCAGAAGATATATTCAATACAGTAAGGCTAGCATTAGAAGAGATGACTAACCCGTCCATATGCCCTAAGTGTAACGGAAGAAAAGAGGTTATAATAATGGACAAACTATATAAGTGTGACTTATGTTTCGGCTTAGGAAGAAAGGCTATGTCTGACAGAACAAGAGGTATTTATATAAAGAATGAAAGAAATATATTTTATAGGCATATTAAATATAATTATTTTAATAATATAATACCTATGATAGAAGAATGGGAGTTAGAATTACAAAGGGTATTCAATCCATACCGGAGGGTCAAGTGAAGAATAAGAAGTACCTTCAATGGGTGGCAGAACAACCATGTATATACTGCGGTCAAGATTCACAGGCTCACCATCTAAGAGTCCAGGCTCTTGGTGCAGGGATGGGTAAGAAAGCGCCAGATTATTTTACGTTACCAGTATGTTATACTCACCATGCTGAATGTCATAGCGGTGAGATAGATAAGGAAACGCAGATGAGGTGGTGCTTACAAACAATAGGTCGAGCATTTGAGTATGGTATAATAGAATGGAGTAAAAAATGAAGACACAACGGTTTAAGTTATATGATCTACATCAGAAGAATAAATGTGTTGACTATATAAAAGAACTAAAGAATAGTTCTCAAGAACCTTATGAAGTTCTGATAAGACCATATAATAAAAAGAACCAGAGGTCTATTGACCAGAACAATAGGTATTGGCATATCATTAGAGAGGCTGCAAATGAAATAGGATACACAGCAAACGAGTTGCACTCCATTATGTCTGTGCAAATCCTGGGGACTAACACAGTAACAAACCTAGAAGGAGATGCAGTAGAGGTAGCAGTACAAACATCAGGGCTTAGCGTCGAAAAGTTTGCTGAGTATATGGAAAGAGTTGAATCTGTTTTGATTGAGGCTGGATTCTATAACCCAACAACCATGAGCAGAGAGGTCAATCAGTTATGAGTTGGAGACAGCAGCAAGTAACAGAAGAAGAACAATTCAAGGAGGAATATGAAGAGTGGTTAGATAAGATGCAAAAGGACGATGAAGAAGATCATTACCGTGAGTATCTAGATTCACTTAAAAAGGAAAAAGATAAGCATGAATAAGATAGAGATGGCATTAAAGAGACCGTTCCCTGAGTCAAAGATTCGTTGGCGTAAGGGTGGAGGTGGCGCTGATTTAGCGTACATCACAGCTCGAGATGTAATGGATAGGTTTGATGATACTGTTGGGGTTGCTAACTGGCAAACAAGTTACCGATGGATTGGAGATCGTATGATCTGTAGACTATCGGTTAGAATTGATGGGGAATGGATAACTAAATCAGATGGTGCTGATGATTCCAATATCGAGGGTGCCAAGGGAGGCATCTCAGACGCTCTCAAACGGGCAGCAGTGCTCTTTGGAATTGGAAGATACCTATACCATCCCAATGCATTTGATCGCAATAAGAAGGCTGCTGTGTGGGCTACGCCGGAAGGTTTCGATGAACTAATGGAGAAGAGAAATGAAACCAAGAAGTAAAAACAAAAAGGAAAAAGAGTATGACAACCTGCAAGTAGAGGAGGCTAAAAATAAACTAATCAAGGAAGCGGTCTCATTTGAGAATATGTTTTCAGAATGTGAAGGTGATGTATACTATAGTATGTACCGAGACTTCTCAGGTGCAGTGATGCATTATGAAAGAGAAAAAGAGATAGCAGATATGCCAAAGGTTTCAGAGAATTGGGACTGGCAGAATGGGGTAGTGGGAGAGTTTAGATATAGGAGTATCTAATGCATTGGTATAATAGAGATGGAGAACCTTGTCATTTTGTTAAAGGAAAAAACGGAAAGACAAGAGCATCAACACTGAGAGATGCTAGGAAGCATGGATGGATGCCATCTGTTACATCTGTCCTAGATATTTTAGCAAAACCAGGCCTTGATACATGGAAGATCAACAAGACTATTGAGGCAGCATCTAAAGTAGACAGAAGCTTTGCTGCTATAGACGAATGGAAGGCTAAGGTAATAGAAGAGAGCAAGAGAGAAACTGTTGAGGCTTCAGAGAGGGGAAGCAGGATACACAATATGTTAGAGTCTTGTTTCAAGAAACAGTTAGAGCCTTCCGGTGCAGATGCTGATATCTTTAATGCGGTAGATGCACTATTAAAAATAAACTGTGGCGATCAGAAGTGGAGATCAGAAGAGATAGTATGTAATCTTCAGAAAGGTTATGGAGGTATGATAGACTTGGTATCAGATGAATGGGTCATTGACTTTAAGACCAAAGAGTTTGTTACTGGTAGCAAGCAGCTAGCCTACGAGTCTATGGCCTATCAGTTGATTGCTTATGAGCGAGCGCTCCCGGCTCCTGCTAAACGGATTGCAAACGTATTCATTAGCGCAAACAATCCTGGAACAGTAGTGTTCCATGAGTGGGGAAAGGAGGAGTTAGATAGATACTGGACTATATTTAGTTCTGCATTAGAGGTATGGAAGAATGTCAAAAAATACTGGCCAGAAAAACACGGAGAAAACGAAGAACCCAGTGGCTAAGCATGCTTATAAATTTAATAAGCATATAGTTATCCCATCTGGAAAGATGTATAAACGAAAAAGTAAACACGGAGAAAGTAATGAAGGGAATTAATAAAGTTATTCTTGTTGGTAATGTATGGAAAGACCCTGTAGTTCGTACCACTAAGAACGATAGCAAGGTTGCTCAAGTTTCTATGGTAACTGAATCAGGGTACGGAGAATACAAGAAGGCTGACTGGCACAACGTAGTATTCTTTGGCAAGTCTGCTGAGGTAGTGGATAACTACGTAACCAAAGGAACAAACCTTTATGTAGAAGGGTCGATTGATTATAGAAAGTATACCGATAAGAGTGGTGTAGAAAAGTACACAACTGACATCAAAGGATATATCTTACAGATGATCAACAGTCCCGATGCATACAAAGAAGTAGAGGGATCAGCGCCAGAAGGTAAAAGAGAGATATCTGGTAGCGCTAAAGCAGAGATGGCATCCATCGCTAAGGAAGTTTCTGCTGATGACATACCGTTCTAAGGGTGAGCCAATAGATGAGATCATATACTTTCTTGCAAGAGATATATACTCTAACAAAAAGAAACCATCTTTTAAGTTTAGCTCTTGGGAAGAATGTTTTAAACATCATGCAGGCTGCACCATATATGAGTATATGGAATATGCTAAAGAAAATAATCTAAAGAAAAGGTATCTAGATGCAAGACAAAATAAAAGTTGAGTTAATGGATTGCGCTCATGCAGCACCCAAAAGAGCAACAGAATTTTCTGTTGGGTATGATATATATTCTGCAGAAGATGAAGTGATCAGGCCACTGGATAGAAAACTTATCCGAACAGGTATTAAGTTAAGCATGCCAGTTGGCATTGAAGGGCAGATCAGGACTCGTAGTGGGTTAGCTAGCAAGCATGGAGTATTTGTGTTAAACTCTCCAGGAACTATTGATCCTGATTATAGGGGAGAAATAAAAGTGTTACTGTTTAACTCTGGTGTTACGCCTTTTGATATTGAGAAAGGGGATAGGATTGCACAGCTAGTATTCAATAGTTATCTATCTCCAGTTCTTAGCCCGAGCTCTGCAGTAAGTTACATAAGAGGTGAAGGTGGTTTTGGTAGTACAGGTATCAACGATATTAATATGGAAAAAGTGAATGAAATTTAAAACACAACTTGGTGAAGATATATTTAAAAACAAATATGCATCTACTGAGTATGAAACCTGGAGCGATAAAGCGCATGCTGTAGTTAACAGTGTATGCGGTGACTTCAATGGATCAAAGAACAATCTTATGGAGAAGACTGAGAGAGATCAGTTAGCTCAGTACATTGCAGACTTTAAGTTTGTTCCAGGTGGTCGCTATCTATGGTATGCAGGGAGAGATGCTAGGTTCTATAACAACTGCTACCTTCTAAGACTTGAGGAGGATTCAAGAGAAGAATGGGCTGGAGTTACACAACGAGCAATGTCATGTCTTATGACAGGAGGAGGGATAGGTGTAGATATATCCAGAGCAAGACCATCTGGCCGGAGGCTAAAAAGAACAGGTGGTGTAGCATCTGGACCTATTCCTCTGCTATACACTTTAAACGAAGTTGGTAGGAACGTAATGCAGGGAGGTAGCCGAAGGTCTGCGCTATACGGAAGCATGAACTGGCAGCATGAGGATGCACCAGAACTTCTTAAGGCAAAGAACTGGCACAATATTCCTGCAGGAGATACAACAATAGCAGAGTTAAAGAAATCAAACTTTAATTTTCCTGCTCCATTAGACATGATGAATATATCTCTTAACTATGATGACTCATGGTTAAAGGATCAGATGAACCCTGTATTCATTGAGAATGTTAAACAAGCAATGATGACAGGTGAACCTGGGTTCTCATTTAACTTTGGAGATAAACAAAATGAAACACTTAGGAATGCTTGCACAGAAATTACAAGTGAAGATGACAGTGATGTCTGTAACCTTGGCTCTGTTAACCTGGCAAACATTGAAACAATCGAAGAGTTTAGCGATGTCGTTAACCTCGCTAGTAAGTTCTTGGTATGCGGGCTTATTAGAGCTCAAGTACCGTATGAAAAAATAGCAAAGGTACGCAGACAGAATAGCCGTATAGGACTCGGCCTTATGGGAATGCATGAGTGGTTACTTAAGCGTGACTCTCGATATGAAATGACTGACGAACTAAAACAATGGATGAAAGTATATGAACGAGAAAGCAAACGATCCGCTGACCAGCATTGCGACAGACTTTTTCTCAAACGTCCTAAAGGCTACAGAGCAATTGCTCCGACAGGGACTATTAGCATCCTCGCCGGGACGACCTCTGGTGTGGAACCAATCTACGCCGTGGCATACCGCAGACGCTACCTTACAGATGGAACAAGATGGAAGCATCAATTTGTCGTTGACGGTACGGCCCAAGCCTTAATCGACGGAGGTATTAATCCAGATAAGATTGAGTCTGCTGTTGACTTGGCATCTGATCCAGAGCGTAGAATTAAATTTCAATATGAGCTACAGAAATATGTGGATCACGCTATTAGCAGCACCATTAACCTGCCAGCATGGGGAACAGAACTAAATGGAGAACATACTGTGGATAAATATGCTACTACTATTGCTAAGTATGCTAGCGGACTACGCGGTCTGACTGTGTACCCTGATGGAGCTAGAGGCGGTCAACCAATTACATCAGTACCTTACGAGGAAGCCCATGCTAAGCGTGGTGTTATCTATGAAGACAACAGTGAAGAACAATGTTTAAGCGGAGTGTGTGGAATATGAGCGGAGCTAACCTAGATGGATATAATACACCAAAGAATGGTATACATTTAAAAGAACTTCAAAAAAAGATAGGTAATTTAGAAGCTGAGTATGAAAAAATTAAAGAGGTAATTACATACTTAGCTAACGAGAACTTTAAAAACAATGTGTTACCTAAAGAATGGGAGAAATTAAATGAAGGGAAAGAAAAATCTACTAGTGATACCGGATTGTCACGCAGCACCTGAGTATGACAACGATAGGTTCACAGCATTAGGTAAGTTCATAGTAGATGAGCAGCCAGATATTATTGTATGCTTGGGAGACTTTGGTGATATGCCTAGTCTCTCATCATACGATAAGGGAACTAAAGGGTTTGAAGGTAGGAGATACAAGAAGGACGTAGACTCTATACTAGATGCCCAGGATAAATTGTTCGCTCCTATTAGAAAGTTCAATGAGAACAAAAGAAAAAGAAAGGAGAAACAATACAAACCTAAAATGCATATGTGTCTAGGAAATCATGAAGATAGAATAGACAGAGCAATTAACTCTGCTCCTGAGCTTGACGGCGCTATCTCAATGAAGGACCTACACTATGAAAAGAATGGATGGAAGATCACTCCATTTAAGGGATGTCTATCCCTGGAGGGAATAAACTTCTCCCATTACTTTACATCTGGAGTAGCAGGAAGACCTATTAGCTCAGCACATATCGGCCATCAATTAGTTTCTAAACTGCACTGCTCAGCGGTGCAAGGACATTCTCACTTGTATAATCACGCAGAACAAACACGACCAGATGGTCAAAAAATATTCGGGCTAAGCGCTGGATGCTTCTCACACCCTCACTACTCAGAGAGTTGGTGTAGAGATACTGAATACAATTGGTGGAGGGGAGTTGTTACTTTAAACGGACTAGATGGGGAGGGGTATTACGATGACATTCACGCTGTAACTCAGCGAAAACTACTGAGGGATTACACATGAAGCCATGTCCTTTTTGTGGATCGAAACCATCAATAGGAAAGTTCTTGCTAGGGTGCGCAAAGTGTTCTGTGTTCTTTAGCTTTCATCCCAAGGTAGAAGCACAAAAAGAATCCGCCATTAAGAAGTGGAATAACAGATGTTAAAAGATACTATATACTTAATACTATGGTACGCAAGTTATATATTTTTCTCATCATGTCTTATTATGTTGTTTATTTGATTTATTTAAAAGCCCCCCTTTAGTTAGGGGGGTTATTTTTTTAACACATCCAGCCGGTATCACAGTAAAACTAAACCAATCCCCCTTCTCATCCTTTGTTGTTGCTATACGCACCTCTTCATCATCATGATTAATAAGGTATCCGTATGACCAGAACACTGGCATCTTAGTTTCCTCTGACTTTTCCCACCCAGCCGTAGAAATAATATCCAACCACTTTACCTCTACATACTTATAAGACATCTCTTACCTTTGCATAAGCATTCTGCATTTCTTGCAATTCAGTTTGAAGTCTTAGAGCATTAGCTGTATACTCAGATATTAATCTTTGTCTTTGTTCTTCGCTTATGTTAGGGTCTTTCAAGAACTTCTTAAGTCTTTTATAAGTATTTTTAACATCCAAAGCTTTAAAATAAATTTTTCTTTGTGCAGTATTTTTATCAAATTTAGAAAAGTTAACGCCAGCCCAAGACATAAGAGATTCTGGTATGGTATATTTAGGAAGACCATCAGCATCTACATTACCATCAATAAAGCCCATAGCCATACCTGTTTTTATTAATTGACCACCATTACTTATAACATCACCTGATTTATTTCTAGGCATAATCATAGGAGGCATCATATAGCTAAGAAGAAATGCGGTCATATCTTGATACTGCTGCATTGGAGGATCAGCATCATTAGTAATTTCTTGCTTAGTAAATGGATCGACATTTGTGATCATTCCAATCGGAGCACCAATCCAACCACCAAAAAATCCTGGAACACTAGAAGCTTTTCCAAACTCACCCTGATAAAGGTTCTTCATCATATTTAGATGAGCACCCCAAGGCAAGAAGTAACCCATATCAAATACTCTAAGCCTTCCTTCCTGATCTTTCCAAGGAAGTATAAAAGATGTTGCATTATCCTCCATGTATTCAGCAACAAGTTTTTTCATCTCAGGAATATCATCTTCTTCAAGTTCAGAATTATTTTCAAGCAACATCTGAGCAACTACATATGGAATAGCAGCGTACTTAGCAACAGCAATAGGATGGTTCTTGATATTTCTAACCATCTGAGAGGCTGCTTTAAGATTAAACGTAATAAATGGAGAACCCAAAGGCATTGTTCTTATAACCCTTACGGCTTGAGATACATTGCTATAATCCAGAAGAGCTTCGTTAGCTAGCTTTGCTGCTTCAGACTCAGACTTTCCATGATTCTCCATAAAGTCAATCATCTTAGCTACCTTAAACATAACCTCAGTTTTCTGGTAAGTCCTACCAAATACATCCACATAATCATTAAAGAAGACTTTAGTCTTTGCCCACATTCCTCCCCAACTATCTTCCTTAGCTTTTATCTTACTAAGTTGAGCATCAATATTAACAAGTTCTTCAGCGGTAAATGTAGTACTCTCTATTCCATACTTTCTAGCAAGCTGAGCATACTTGCCATCACTTGCAATATCTGTGATAGCCCTGCTTATTAATCCAGGTATCCTAAAAAAGTTTGTTCCAGATACATCCATCAAAACTATATTTGATATAACATTCCTTGCCTGTGTAGGAATGTTCATTGGAACTTTTGTATACTTAAATACTTTTTGCGCTTTCGCAGTATAAGACAATGCACCGTTAAGAAATTCATTATTAGTATACAACTGTTGTGTTCCTAGAACATCATTAATAATTTCTTTTCTAACATACAATCCACGCATAGCGCCATAACGAGGATTGTCAGGAACTTGTTTATACTTTTTAGGATCAGATACAATTTTATTAGCAGTTACCTTGTCAACTTCTTTTTGAATTTGATTAGCAATTTTTTCATATGAGTCAGCTTTTGCAGAATTATTTAGACCTCTCTCTCTTGCTGCATTCCTTCTAATTGCATCAATCTTTTCATTCCAAAATCCAACAGTACCTTCCATATTATCGTACTTAACTATTTGATTTGGAAGAACCCAGCCATTATTCCCTGTGTCAGCAGCCAAAAAAGAAAGGTAATTGATAGTAGCTAAGTCAGCTCCCGCCATAGATACGTATCTTCCCGCCAAGAAAGCAGGGTCTTCTATTCTACCCTCAACAACATCCTTTAAAAAGTTTTCATGAGCAGACCTAACCTTTGTGTAATTCATTTGGCTAGTGCCTATACCCATAGGTATTCTGTCGCCTTTATCAAGATACTCAAAGTATACGCGAGGAAGATACTTACCCCTCCACTGAGAATACTGGTCTTGTGTGATAAGGCCAGCAGCAACTAAGTCAGCCCCAAGTTTTTCAATTTGTTTCTTAGCCTCAACAACTGAATCCCTAATAGATTTTTCTTCTGATAACCTTCCTGTTCCCTTGGTTCCGCTAAGAACAGTAGGAAGTTTAGCCACATTAACTTTTCTATTTGGCAGTTTATCCGGAGATGCATCCCTTGTTTCAAAGTATTTTATTATCTCTTTCTTTTCTTCGGGGGTAGCTTGGAATATAACATCAAATATAACTCTGCCTTGATTATGCCATTTACCTATCTCACCTTTGGTAAGCATTCTTTGAGTCTCTAATTCATCGTATCCTTCAAGAGTCATCAAAGGCTCAACAGCTCTTTGCAAAGTTTTTATTGCTTGTGTTATTTTTCCTTGGGCTTTTCTTGTGTTAAATCCCTGCTCCTTAGATGCATCATTAATCTTCTTCATTATTGGAAGGTTTTTAGATGGACTTTCTGATGCAATCCTAGCATCCTTTATAGCATTTACACCAGAAGTAAATGTAAATGAACTAGAAGCTTTAAACTGATCTTCAGACAAAAGAATGTAACTTAAATTACCAGGGTCTTCAGATTTGTTTACATACTGTATTGAAT